TTTTTTTAATCTTCCAGGATGAAGAGGTTTTGTAAGAAAATCAGGAATAGTTTTGAGTATACCTAACTCCGCAATGTGTTTAATTTCTTCATTTGAGATTTTCATTAAATTTTTCCTATTTTAATAGGTTTACAGATTACCTGGATTATCCCACTGTTACTTAATCCACATGTTTCCCAGTTTAAATGACATGCATCATGACCTGATTCTTTTAGATGAGGTTTGCCACAAAAACAATCATTCTTACAATGTTTTGATTTCTTTGGTGCTGAACATATTAACCAAACTTTCTTCTTTGCCATTTTAATTAGTCCATTTTATTTTAAAATCATAATAAGATGTTACTATAAAATCATTAAAAAGTCAATAAGAAATTAACGATTTAATAAGTCTTCCAAAGTATCAGTATCATTTCTATCATACCTTACTTCATCTATTCTTGGAAGATATAAAGAGTAAACTTCTCCTCTTTTTTTATCTAAAATTAAAGATTCATAGGTAATTGAAACTATTTTACCTATGTTTCTATCCCAATCCTCTTCTCTTTCTTTATCAGTAAATCCTGATATTGAAACTTTTACTTTACCATCATCTGTTTCACACTGCAAAGAACCTAATATATTTTCATATTTAGTTCCTTCTTTCCCATAAGACCAGCCAACAATTCTTAATTCTGCTTCAACTTCATTTTTCTCTTTTACTTGATCCGGTGAAGTATGATTTTTCCACAGAGCATTTTGTTTCTTTAATATTGTACCTTCTCCATTTTTTTGTCTAATTAAATTATACAATTCCTTTGCAAATTTACGTTTAAACACTAATTTGGTATGAATTAGATAGAATATTTTTCTCTCAGGATCAATTGAATTAACAAATCTCACAACATTTGACCATCTTTTACGATAAGGTATATCACATTCACCTTTCCAAAAATCATCATAAGGAACTCTATCCCATAATTTTACAATTGCATCTTTTGTAACATTTGGATCAACAGTACCTTGAATACATGAGTTAAAAATACCATTGCTTGTTTTTCTCGGTAAAATTTTATCATTTTGTTTAATAAGAAGTTCACCCATATAAACAACTGATTTTTGGGATTTTCTATTTTGTAGAATCCAATCTTTTATATGATCAAGTTGGTGGATTTCTTTTCCACTTCTTGATCTCAAAACAATTTTTCCTTCATGAATAATAATATTCACAAACATACCATCAGCTTTTTCTTGAACAAATATTCCATCATCCCAATTGATTGTATGGATTTTATTTTTTGCTGTACTGCATCGACAATAAGGCATTATGGTAATTAAATTAGGATATGCCTTATTAATAAGTTTTGCACTAAAACCACATTTAGCATCTTTTTTGACAATCATCTGAACCACTTTGTGTGTTTCAGGATCAATAGATGCTAATTTTGCAAGATGGAATTTATCTTTATCAGAAGCTCCTCTTTGTTCAGCTAATTTATTGAGAAAAGAAAAAATATCAGAATTGGTTGCTTTTCTTTCTTCTGTAAATAAATCTTGTTTAGGTTTTTGATAAGGAGGCAGAATATTTATTTTATAGTTCTTTGTTGAATCATACATTAGCTGAATTACCGCTTTAAATTCTTCGTTCTGTAAGTATTCAGCTAAAAGTTGTACTTTGCTATTCGTTGATGAAGTACGCTTAATTTTGAGCAAATTTTCATGCACAGATTTAAGAGACATTTTAAAGATCCTTCTTATGATTCGTAGTAATAAGCAATAGGTATACCTGCTTCTTTTGCCATACTTAAACTGATATCAGTGGATTTTTTCCAACGTTTTACAATTTCTTTTTGCTGTTCCGATTGCATAATAACAATTCTAGTAATACCTGATTGAATAATTATACTCATACAATTAGAACAAGGTAACAAAGGATAGACATAAATTGTATGATCAGTCAAAATTCTATTAGCAAAAAGGATTGCATTTACTTCAGCATGGAGAACCTTTGCTAATTTTTCCTCTCTGTTCTCCATACCTTCATCTTTAATTCCTCTTGGATAACCATTGAAACCTAAACTTATAATCCTATTTTTATCATTTGTAATTACTGCACCTATTCCTGTTGAAGGATCTTTACTCCAAGTAGAAACTAATTTTGCCATTTCCAGGAATCTTAAATCCCATTTTTCTCTATTAAACATTTTTAATTCCTTATTTTAAACAATCCTTAGTTGATAGCATATCAAAGATATGAACAAACATAACTTCACAAGGTAAATTATTAAAGGAAAAATCTTTAATTGTTTTTGCATCAGGAGACCAACGTCCTGAATGTAAACGAATACAGCTTTGGAATATATCAAATTCTACTTCAGAAAAATGAGATAGGAATAAGTCTTTATTTTTTACCACAAGGTCTGCCATTTCTTTATCATGATTCCTTGTAGTATGTGGATTTTTTCCTGTCTTACCGTATTTAAGACCATCATGAAATATAATAGCCAATAACACAGCATCATTTTTAGATGATTTTAAAGGAGTGCCGAACATAGGTAAAATTTTAATAGCTGCATCCAACATTTCAAAAGTATGTTCTGCTATTGTTGGAACTGATCCATCTTCTTTTTTATGATATTTCATAGTAGAAGATGAGTATCTATTCCAAATATTAGGAAGTTTTGAATTAACAAAAGTAAATAATTCATATCCTTTTGGGGTCAGATTTTGCTGGGCTAATAAATCTATTTCATTGAACATTTTCAACTCCTTATTTAGAATAAAATTCAGGTTTAATATTGTATTCTTCAAAAAGCTTTTTTAAAGGTTTAGTTAAAGTTTGGTTATTTTTCTTTTTCTTATTTAATTTGTATTCCGGAAATTTTGCTTTACCTTTATAAGCTTTTTTCAATTGATTGTATGAAGCTTTTTTAAGGATTTTTCTTTTAGGCTTTTCAGAAGGATGTAAATATGGATATTGTTTCTTCTCAAAATAATTTGCCATATTTCTAAGAATCCTAGGTAAATCTTTATTTGATATATTATATCGTACCGCATTATTCTCGGATTTCGCAATGAAAACATTGCAAGACCTACAAAGAACACCACGAATACATCCTGTGCCTTTGATTCGTTTTTTATGATGATGATCAAGACAAGGATCAGTAATTTTTTTGCTACAAATAGGACATAAACCTTTTTGTTTTTCAAGAATCTTTTCTCTTACAAAAGCGATTTCATTGTCTTTTAATTGTATAGGTTTTCTTTTATATTTCTTCAAAATTACCCTCAAAATATTCTTTAGCTACTAACCATTGATCTGTATAGGATTGTGGATTTCGAGCAATCATATCACCTATTTTTGGTGATCCGTTAAGTAAATCAGGTTCTGAAATAGAGATTTCAATTCCATATTCAGCAAGTAATTGATTATGTGTTTTATAATAGTTTATGTCATCTTGTGTTACAGGTCGCATTTCTGCAAGATTAGTTCTACGATATTTTGTCCATTTCATTTTAAAATCCTCTCAGTGTTTTACACCAATGATTAAAATCTTTTTTAATTGGTAAAAAATTATATAGTTTACCTACTTTTTTAATACCTTTTGCCGTTGGTCTATTCATAAAATCTACTTCAAAAGATGGAGTTCCTTCAAATGGAAGAATAACAAGTTTTTTGTTTCTTGTGATAAGATCAAAATATTGTTTATCTTTTATTTTTTGGTAAGTTTTATGATGGGGAGGTAACTCGTTTCGTAGGTATTTAATTATTGTTTTTTCTCCTATTCCAGGAATACCTGGTACTTCATCTGTTTTACAACCAGCAACTGCCTTGACTTTTTTCCAATCATTTGGCTGAATACCGTATTTTTTGATAAAGTCTTGTTTAGTAAAGTACTTGATACGTTTTGCATTCAATATACAGACGGTATTTGTAAGTAATTGGTACATATCTTCGTCCGTGGTGACAATAATGATTTCTGAAGAAGGATTGCTTTTACATACACTGGCTATTACATCATCAGCTTCTAATCCAGGTACTTTAAAAATATTTGTAAAACCTAAATTAGGTAAAACCTTTTCTTCAACTTCTGTAAATTGAGGATAAGCAATATTGTCTAAAGCAATTTGTTCTGGTTTCTTTTCTTTTTGTCTTTTAATTTTATAATCAGGATAGATTATCCTTCTCTTTGATTTTGCAGTGTGACTATCTCTAGCAAAAACACAAACAGTAGGACGTACTTTTCGAATTAAAAATTGTAGACGGAATAAAAAGTTAAAAATTATATATGTAGATTGTTCGTTCTTTTTTAATCTTTTATGATCATAGGCATGTTTTAGTATGTGTAAAACAGCCGAATTATCAATCAATAGGATTCGATTTCTCATATAAGTTATTTATTTCCTTTTGACAAATCTTTGTGATTTCATTTAATTCTGGTAAATATTCTGTTTTTTCTTCAATTTGTATATTGTTCATAATATTCCAAACTATGAATAAATAATTTAAAGCTGTTCTATATTCAGGAATATCAAATGATAATTCACTACAGTACCTATTAAAATTTCTACTCCAATGTAACCAATCCATTCTTTCTATTTCTTTTCGTTGTAATCGGTTATATTTTTCATATAATAGAGATAGTAATTTTTTAGGATGATTAGGAAATTTTTTCATAGTTAGGCTCCTTTTAATAAAAAAGGTACTTACTATTTTTCAAATAAGTACCTTTTCTTAGATTAAATCAAAACATAAACCCTAAAACTCTATTCTTCCCACTCAGTTTTTTCCCAATCAGATTCTTCAAACAAAGCTTTGATAATTGCTTTTCTTAAAGGTTTAAGTTTAAGTTTTGTATTGATATCTTCCAAACCTTCGGCAGTTTTGCAGAGTTCAATCAATTCTGTTTTAGCCATTTCATTTATATCATCTTCGGAGATTTCCTCTTCTTCTCCGTCATCATCTTCCCCTTCTTCCTCAGGATCTTCTTCTTCCTCTTCACCCTCTTCTTCCTCAGGATCTTCTTCTTCCTCTTCACCCTCTTCTTCCCCTTCTTCCTCTTCACCCTCTTCTTCCTCAGGATCTTCTTCTTCAGAATCCTCTTCGCCCTCTTCTTCCTCTTCTTCAGGATCTTCCTCTTCTTCCTCTTCTCCTTCTTCTTCAGAATCTTCTTCCTCTTCTTCAGGATCTTCTTCACTTTCTATTCCTAAGATTCCATCAACCTGATTTCCTACAAGTTCCCAGAGTTTTTCATAAGCTTCATCTGTTTCTTCCAAAGATTCAATACTTAAATCTGCTGAAGCTTCAGCCTTATGCCATTCCTCTTCAATTTGAACAGTTTTTGAAAATAAAACATGAATACGAGGTGAAGGATTTACATTCAAAATTTCACCTACTTTTTCTTCTGCTTGTTTAATTTTTTTAGCCATTGGTGGTTCTCCTTAATATTTGAGTTTACGTTCTGGTTTTAAGCTTTCCATTATATCATCATATGTTTCTTTACAGATACGATATAATTCAGTCTCTTGGTTTTTTTCTTCAATGTAATCAATAATTTGAGCGAAAGAAGGATGCTTAACTTTTCCTTTTGAATCTTTATCTACAAGGAACCCTTTTGTATTTACTGCTTTTTTAGTTCCAGTCCAATCACCTTCATCCATCAAAAAATTAATACAAGAAGTTATGTTATCTATTCCATAATCTCTAAGAATAGGAAAATAAAATTCACCATGATGTCCGGTAAGTTTGTTTTTTGAAATTTTACCTTGGACATTTGTTATCATGGTTCTTTTACCTTTTTTCTCTGTTTTTTGACAAGCTAACCAAATTTCAAAAGCTGCATAGAATTTTAATGCTCTACCACCTGATCTTGTTTTAGGGGTAAATTGAGCACCAAAGCCAATGTTATCTCTTGTTTGAGAAATAATAATCAATAAGGAATTGCAGTCTTTTAATTCTTGGATTCTTAAAGAACAGAATCTTGAGAATATTTTTGCTTTTCCATCACCATAATCACCTGTAGTTTCATTACCTTTTTCTCTTTTTTTTCTATTCTCGATATCTTTTTTAATAACAGCTTCACTTGTTAAAGCATCAAAGGAATCAAGAACATAGATAAAAGGTTCTCCCTCATCAAGTAACCTGGCAATATTATCATTAAAATCTTCAATAGTTTTGCTTCTTATAGATTGATCAATTCTTTCTTTACAGCTTTGTCCAAATAGTTTTCCTAAATTAAATTCATTTGCTGCTTCCACATCATCATAAATAAATTGATACTCATCGAACCTTTCTAATTTATTACATTCAGCAAAGATTGTAAAAGCTAATAAGGTTTTGCCAGCATGAGAATCACCAATAATATTTATCATTGATCCTAATTTGAAAGCACCTTGCCAATTGCCAGAGCATTCAAGATGACCGGTTGTTGATCCCATTGGAACTAATTCATCAACATCAATAAATTCAGGATCAACAACCTCTTCTTCATCCATCATGGCATCAAAAGAATTTGCAGTTTGTTCAATTTTTTTTGGTTTTATTTTTATCTTTTTAGCCATTAGAATTATCCTTAATACGGAATGTCATCTTTTTTGGTTTTCTTTTTGTTTACCTTGAGTTTCTTTTTACCTGTTGTTTTTTTACTTGTTGTTTTTTTGGCTGTTGGTTTAGACTTTTCTTCAGCTTCTTCCTCAGGAGCTCCATTGAAAGCTTTATCAATTTCTTCATAAGAAGGATGCATTTCAATTACTTGATCCAAAGAAAAAGTTTGATCTAAAATTCTATCAGGTATTTTGGATTCTCTTTCAATAAAACGATGCCCGAGGTAAGAGGTATTTTCTTTTCCTGATCCTTTACGAGTCCAGCATACACTCATACCTTCATCAGGATCAGAAAAATTAATATATCCTCCTCCTCTTGGAAGTTTTGCAATTTCCTCAAGTTTTTCTTCCATGAAGAAATGAGCAGCATCAAAAATCTGAACACCTTTCTTTTCTTCTTTAGCATCGGTTCTATCCCAAATAAGATAAATGGAACGTCTTTTTGCTCTGTGCTTATTCCATTCTTCTTTTGGCAAACGATTCGCTTTAATAAATTCGCAAATTGGGCAGGGTTTTCTGAAGTTTTCCCAAGGACAAACATAAGGCTGATTCATAGAACCAACGTTTTGATGAACAAAGAGATCCAAAATGTAATCCAAATCTCCTTCTTCAGTTATTGGATTTTCTCCTGTTTCATCTAAAGGCATATCTGGACCAACTTCCCAAGGAAGAATGTCAACAATATGCTGACCTTCTTTACAGCGGAACATTTCTATTCCTGTTGGGATTCTGCTTTTGACAAAGACTGTTGGAAATGCGTTAGATTTGGCAGGTGTGTTGTGACGTTTTTTGAGACTGTTTTTCTTTTTCTTCATTCTCTCACGAAATGAGGACATGATGCTACTCCTTTTCTGCTTTTTTGTTAGACGGGACCATTTGCCCTATTCACAAACTGCACTATGAAAAATTATAGTACAATATTTTATTTTTGTCTATTCTTTTTTGACGATTTTTGATCTTTTTTTCAAAGCTTTTTTTCTTTCCTGCTGACCTGCAACCCCTTGTTTTTTCTTGATATCTTTTACAATGTTTCGGGGTTCAGAATAAAAGCCACCTATCTTTAAAGCAACCAGATTACCAAGAGCATGTTTTCTATGTTCAAATGCTGTTTTAACCCCTGTGAAAGTAGAAAACAGGTCTTGTGCTTTATTGTATTTTTTTAAGGCTTTTTGATATTCTTTGTGTAGGATGACAGTATTTTTAATTCCATTTTCAGCAGGTTTAGAATCGAATCCATATTTTTTATAATTCTTACGAATATCTAAATCCAATTTAGCTGTGACCCAATCTAATTTTTGTTTGGCTTTTTCCTTGGCATTAAAAGCTTCAGAATATTCGCAAGAATAATAAAGATATAATGAAGGATGTAGAAGCCACTCTTCCTCAAGGTCGTCTTTATCAATGTCAATATCCCTTCGAAAGTCTCTCATTTCATTTTTATCAATCATAAGGAATTGTGCCTTTCAAAATAATTTATTTTAACCCTATCACATAATTCAATTATTTCCATGCATCTTTCTCTTGAGCATCCAGAAAAATATTGCACATCCTCTTTATAAGCATTATCCAATAAATCAATAATTGCAGCTTCTAATTCCTCAATATAATCATCCATTATTATTCCTCATCACTTATGAAACAAGCTTTGAAACAAGCTAATGTTAAACCTGCTTTACCAGAAGAATAAAAATTATCTTTAAATTCATCCATAATTAAAGCAAAATACATTCCTTCTTTACTGGTCATAAGACAAGTGTTTAAATAACCGAGAATAGGTCTTCTTGCTGATTCAGCATCACCAGAAAAATTTTGTAGTATCTTTTTTAATTTCTGCCATCTGGTTCTATCATTGATGTTAAAATTAACCAGAGTTCTGCATATTTCAAGAACATCCTTTTCAGAAGTACCTGAAGATTTTAAAAGACGTAAAGCTTCCTTTTCATCTTTCATTTCAATGACCATATCCAGATATTTTAAAGCTATACCTGGTGATCCATTTGATAATTCAACAACTTTTTCTAAGACTGGTTCTGAAAAGTTTTCGATTTTTTCTAATTTTAGGATTTTTTTAAGATGTTTTACCATAGCAATACTATTTAAAGGGGCCACTTCATAGATATGGCATCTCCTTTTAAACGTATCTTTTAAAGCTTCAGGATTTGTAGTACATAAAATGAAGTGAACATGGGAAGGAGGTTCTTCTAAAGCTTTTAGTAAAGCTTCTTGAACAGGTCCCATTAATTGGTGACACTCATCCATTAAGATTACTTTTTTCGAACCTGACATTGGAGTATATTTCATATCTTCCAATACTTTTCTAATAGCAGGTAAAGTCCGATCATTTGCAGAGTTCATTTCCTTGTAATCATCTGTATGACAATCTAACATATTACGGATGATTCTACCAAGTGTTGTTTTTCCACAGCCACTTGGACCTACAATTAAAAAAGATGATGGGGGATGTTCTCTTTTAAGAAGTTCCGATAAATTATTTTTTAATTCTTCATTACCTGCAAATGTTTTAAATGTTGCAGGTCTATAGAGAATTTGTAAACTCATTTATTTATCCTTCAGTTTCAGGTGTTGACATTGTATTTCTATAGGTTGCCTGTAGTCTTTGGTGTTTCATTTCTTCACTCCAACCCATTAAAATATTACCAATGAATCGGCTTCGTGAAACACCTTGTTTTTCTGCCTCTTCCTTTAGTTCTTTTTCTAAAGGATTTGGAATTGTGATTGATATAGTTTTTCCCATTCTATTCTCCTATCCAACCATTTGTTTTTACCATTACCATATGTTCTTTTCTAAAATGAAGAAAATTACCATCATCACATTCATAATAATGCCAATTAGGTTTTTCTAAATCACGACGGTGTTTTCCTTTAAAAAAGATTTCACCTTCTGTAGTAATAATTTCATGCTCAATAAATTCGTCCATTTTAATCTCCTTTTATTTTATATATAAGTATATTACTTTCTTATTTAAAAGTCAATGATTTTTTATTGCTTTCTTAATAACCGTAGTTAATTCCATAATTCTGCATTCAAAGGATCTATCTCTTGCATTTCAGCAAGGCTTCCCCCTTCTTCTCTTGTTTTTGATATTTCTACTTCTATTTCCATAGGAACAACTAACCAATCAAAAACATCTTGTAATCCAGATACAATTTTATGCACTTCTCTGTGGTATACTTTTAATTCTTCTACTGGAACATCTGCAATGATTGAATCATGGATTTGTCCCACAAGTTTAGTTTTTAATTTTTTCCTTTTGATCATTTTTTGCACTTGAATCAGTGCATATAAGAGAAGATGAAAACTTGCAGATTGGATTGGAAAATTAGAACATTGGTTATTACTCATATATCCAGTAAATTTAAATCCAAATAAACTTTCAATATAACCATATTTTTGATAATAATCAACTATATCTTTTTTCCATTGAGTATATTGTGGAAATCTTTTATTCCACATTTTATCTTCTACAGATTTACAATGCTCAAGAAAAGAACCAGGAGTAGGTTGTCCGTTTTCTACTTCACCTAATTCAATAATACCTTTTTGTTCTAACCACTCTTTACAAGTCATTCCATTAGGTAATTTTAATCCTGCTTCAACTACATTTTCCCAAAACACAGGAGCACATGAGCCGAACCAATCCCCATAGAATTGTGCAAAGGTCCAATTATTTTTTGCAAAGAAGCGAATTTTCTTAATCTGTTTCTTTTGTTCTTTGGTGTAATCTGTTCTTTCTAACATTTCATGAGGTAACATCAACAAGTCTGTTGCATTATCTCTATGCATGTCAGTAGATTTATCCATTAAGTATGCAATAAATTTTGGATCTTTATGACAAGAAGCTGAAGCAATTACTTCTGAACCAGAATAATCTATTTCAGAAAGTACACAACCTTTTCTAGGAACAATTCCAGAACGAATTAATTTTTTAATTTCTTCATCACGTTTAGGTTGATTCTGAAAATTTGGACCAGAACTTGAACTTCTGTAGGTAACAGGTATAATAAGATCAAAGAATGGGTGGATTTTATTTTTTACAATTTCTCTTTCAAATTGACCAAGATAAGTACCTAAAGCTTTTTCATACTTTTTCTTTTTAAGAAGTTTATCAACAAAAGGTATTTGTAATTTTTCAAGAACACCTTTGTCTGTTTTATAATTGCCTTTTGCAGTAAGAATTGGAGGTTGATCTAAAACTTCATAAAAAAGTTTGCCTAAATCTTGATTTGAGGTGAGAAGGAGTGACTTCCCAAATTTTTTCTTGAATGCTCTTGCTTCTCTACCTGAGGTTAGTTCCTTTTCTAATTTTTCAATTTTTTTCTCTAATGTTTTCCTTGTTTTTTTATAATAAGCTACATCCATTATAAATCCATTTAATTGTAATGTAGCCATTTCTTTATTGCCTTCCATAAAGAAATTATATGCCCTCAACAAACCTCTTTGTTTTGTGAGTTCTCGGATTTGTTTGTTGTACATCATATGGGTATAGATACAATCTAAACCATTATACAATAATAAATCATTTAAAGGTGCTTTTTCTACTCTATTAAACTCACCTTTTGGTTTTAACAATGGTTTAATATCTTTATCATATGGTCTAACTCCGAAATTAACAAATGCAAGAAATTTTAAACCACTTACTCCTGATCTATTATCAAAAATATGGGCACACATTAAAGTATCAAAGTGCCATTTATGTCTTACCTTAAAAAATACTTTACCCCAAATTTCTTCATACTTACTGTTTTGGGCTACTTTTCTTATTTTTGGAATTTTTAATACTTTTTTCCAAAGTATACGAATTTCATTAAGTTCTTCTTTAGTCCAAAAATTTCTATATTGATAAGGAAAAGAGTAAGCTTTCTTTTCATTGACTGAAAAACTTATTGTGGCTATTTTGTGTCCTTTTTTGAAGGGTTTTTTCCCTGTGGTTTCATAATCATAAGTGATTAAGGGTTTTTTCTTTATAACTTTCAAAAGAATGCTTTTAAGCTTGTTAAAATCTTTTAGCATAGTCACATATTGATCATGATCTGTTTGCTCAATAAATGGCCGGTTTAAGCTGTCTATGGCTTTTTTTAAATCTCGTTCAAATAGACTTTTAAGATTCTTGTCTCTTTGATTATCTAAAAGAGAGGTAACTGAATGAATCGGAAAGATATTACATCCAAGTTTTTGATCAGGAATTAAATAACCTCTCCATCTTAAAATATCTCTATCAGAAAAATCATCACCAAAAAGAGAAGCTACAGCATTATCACCTAATAAGAGAACAAGTTTAGGTTTTAATGTTTTGATCAATTTTTCAATATAAGGAGAACAGGCTTTAATTTGATTATAAGTTGGTTTTAGTGTATTACATCGAACAGCTTTTACTGTCCAACAGTCTTTAAATAAGTTTACTCCATTGAATCGTAATTCTTTTGAAAGACGATCACCTTCTTCTCCGCTAAATGGTATTCCGAATAATTCATCATCGTGAGTTATTACTTCACCTATTATAAGAATTTTCTTTTTACCTTGTCCTGAATATTCTATTTTAGGTTGGGTTTGATTTTTATATAAACCACAATTAAGACAATCTGATTTTAGTTCTGATATGTCTTTTTTAATTGTGGTGACTTTTCTTATTTCGGATTTAGAAAATAAACTCATTTATTTTATCCTTTTTCTGAATAACCTCCATCCCGTACTTTGTCAAAATAGGAACCACATTTGAAACAGCGCAAAACTCTATGAGAAGGATCTTCTTTTGTGCCATTGGTATGATCACAAATAGGACATTCCCATTCATAACTTATGACTTGATAATACCTTACCCAGTTTGGTTTTCTATTATCTGCGTCTGTACCATCCATTTTATTTCTCCTTATTTAACTTTTTTAAATAATGAAATTGTACCAAACTCATCTACAGGTTTATATTCATCATTTATCCATAAATCTTCTCTCAATTTTTTAGGTCCTATGTGCCCTTTTGCAGGAGGATCTATTTGTGAAAAATCTATTGAATCATGTAAAGCTAAATATCCATTTTTAGAAATATAAGGGGAGAATTTTATCCAATCTGAATAAGTTCCTTTTTCAGAATGATCTCCGTCTATAAATAAAAAGTCTATCGGTGTAAACCATGAAATATCTGTAGACTTTTCTTCTATCCAAAAAATATCTCTGAAAAAAGGAAAAGTTAAGTAAACATTTAATTTAGAAAAAATCTTCCTGGCTTTAATTTTTTGATTCATTGAATCAGGAATAAAAGGATCAATTAAAAATAGTTTCCCATTTTTATGCATACCTTTTTTCAATGCACAAGCAGAAGCCCCTTCAAAAACACCTATTTCAACAACAGTTTTGCAGTTTTTTGAATATTTTTGAAGTCCTTCTGCTTCTTCAGAAAATAATAAATTTCTAGGCCATAGATAATATTGTGATAGTGCTGTAGTTGGATTAAAGAATGGCATTATTTCTCCTTTTTACCATAACGAGTATATCGTTCACCAGCATCTTCGTCTTCATCTTTAGACCATAATGCTGTCAGTACCGCATAATTTTCAGTTTCCAATTTTGCTTTTTTTCCGACAAAAGTAATAGTGGTATCAAATCTCATCATTTCTTTTAAGAAATCAGGATTAATTACAAAATCAATAGGCTTTTGATCATATTCAATGGGGATTTGATAATCTAATTTACCACTTTCTGTTTTTATTGTAAGGTAGCATACATCTTTTTCAATATAAATATTTAAAGGTAGTGTGGAACCATTTTCATTAAAGATTGAAGCTAAATCAATCCCATTCAAAAGTTCTTTGGGCAAATTAACTTGTGTTCCTTCAAATTTAAAAAGATGTTCCCATTTTAGAAATCCTCCTTCTATCCTTCTTATTGAAAAAACACACTTTTCTTCATTCTTAAAAAATAACCAACCTCTATTGCTGCCATAATGAGTAGGATTAATTCCTAAAAGATGCTTTATTTCACTGGCTTTAATAAACATTGGTTCAATTTTTTGATTTAATTTTGCGTATGCTAATCTTTTTTTATCGGTAGCTACACAAATTTTATCCTCTAATCGAACACAAGATATAGTTGATTCGGTTTCAGAAGTAGAAGCAGCAAAAGAACATAAATTGATACATTCTGCAAAATTATCAGGAAGTTTTTTCCATTCTACTTTTTTAATTCCTTTATTAACAACTGAAATTCGATTTACAACTTCTTCATCCATTATAGCAGGTAAAGCAACATTTAAACCTTTTGCTATAACATTGATTTGATTGTCAGTTGATTTAATTTGGAATTTTGTGGAAGGTAATTTAGCGATGAGTTTATAAAGTGTTTCAGCATGGATAAAAGATTTAAAATCAGTTTTAAAAGGATGCATAATTGATACTTTGTCATTATAGGTAATTACATTTTTACCATCAAAGTAGAAATTTTTCATCCCTTCAACAATATCTTTCATTGCTAAACCGGGCTTAATAGCAGATAAGATTTTAAGGGTTTTTTCTTTTTCGTAATACAACCCTTCTTCGTTTTGGAGTTGTAACTTCTTTTTGGTTGTCTTCTTTTTGAGTTTTACTTTCTTTTTGGTCACAACAAGCTCCTTTTAAAGCAGAATGATTTTTTGTTTCAAGGTCATGTTTATTGATTATAACTTTTTTTGGTATATCAGGTTTTTCATTTTTTATAATTACATCCGCAGCTTTAGGATAATAAAAAGTGCAAAGACGATTATAGTCTTTTCCAAGAGTTTCTTTCATTGCCACTTCATTATGGACTTCATCTGTAATTGTAAAATTTCCAGCTAAATATAAACGCACTTTTCTACCTCATGTAATCTGTAGTATAACAAAAACTTATTAAAAAGTCAATAAGATTTTTACT